CCAGGAAATGTGATACCGCTAACCGGTATCGGTGGTGGTTACCTGGTGAAGTTTGAAACGTTCTACCTGAAAGTATATGATGATCAGACTACCAGCGCATATGTGGTAGAGGGATACCTGTACGGTGAGAATCAACTACCAACTAGGGAGTTTCTGATACCATACAATCAGTTTCGAGAATTCAGTGATCAGATAAGATATGATGACTACCTGCAGTCTCCGATCATCGTTACCTGGTTACAACCACTACCACCGTATACTGGTCAGGGTCCACGATATAACGTACCATGATGATAAAAAATATGGGAGGGTTATAACCCTCCCATATTTTTTTATCTGTTGGATATTTGGTTGATCGCCACTGTCAGCGCTAAGCCGATGATGATTCCGATCAGTACTTTCTGCTCAACATCCTTCTTCTGCTCATACGTTGACAGAACCATCTCTTTCAGTAAACGTTTTGATTCATCGGACATCGGAGCATAGATCGCACGAAGTTGTTGTTCCCACGGTTCCATATCAGTGGGTACGTTATCAAGTGATCTAAACAGTAGATCCACATTTTTTTGTGCTGGTGACAGTCCCCTGTTCACATATGATAGAACATCGGTTGCCCTATCAAACTTCATCTTCGATATGTTTGTTATCATTGTCAGTTCTCCTTTCCTTTATAGTTGCCCTGTCCCTGCATGGGTAAGCAAGCTTCACTGATACATAGGTAGTATGTCTCATCATGATCCACCGGACAGATCATTCCCAGGTTACTGACGGTAATAGTCTGTCTACACAGTTCACACTGACAATTACCTGACTGAAACTTCTCCCACTCACCGATAGAGGTGAGTACCTCCTTCAGATGTTCCTCCTGCACTGTTTTGATAATTCCACCTTCAACTACATACATGGTTATCTCTGCTCCTTTCAGATTGATAATATATCATCATAACCCAAGTAAAAGATTAGCGGTCATCGGTGAACTGATCCTATAATACCAACTGGCCTGCTAGAAAAGGAAGGGGGTTACAGCAACGATGATAAACCTTCGTGATTATATCATACGGGAACTTCTCTTCTACGATGATGAGAGTAACCCGGTTACTAGCCCGTATGACATTGTTTGGCCAATCACAGTTCTTGATTCGGTCATAGATCAAAATAGTCCAAAGCACAGTAAAACTCTTCGACAGATCCTTGATGATATCAACAGTCGATTGGATGAGGGACCAAAGGGTCTCAACATAAACTACCCTGTGCTCTCAGTGCGTGGTGAGAGGGACAGGGACAAACAATTACAACCTGAGTTCACCGGTGATATCGTCATAACACGTGCTAGTCTTGGACTAGACAACGTTGACAATGTGAGGGATATCGATAAACCAATATCAACATCACAGGTAAACTGGGTAAAGGAATACCTTAGTAGGGAGTTAGAATCGCTACCGACACCTGATATGAGCCACATGGACGATACCAATAATCCACACGCTGTCACTGCTTATCAATTAGATGCCGACGGTTCACTGTCAAACATACTTGACACGTTGATAGCTTCCCATGATAACAGGATAGATTCACACCCCGTTATCACCGATGATATTTCCAGCCTAAGGTCAGACATATCGGTGGTACTATCATCATACAAACAGAATCTACAGGCTCTTGATGATAGGGTAACAACGCATATGCGAGATGGTGGATTAAATCATATTGAATCGTTCTACCTGAAAGAAGACAAACTGAACAAAGCTGAATCATTCACGTCACCCTACATCATATCACCTGGACTACCGACAACAGCGCTAGGTCACGGTTACTACCCAAGTACGCTAGCAGTTGCCAACTACGTGGAAGAACGGTTGAAATTAGTATCTGGAAACACTTCAGGTAGTTCCAGTGGCACGGTAACAGCTACGATGCTCAGTGATATCTCGGTACGTGAGAGCGATGCTAATCTACCGGTACCTGGATCAGGTAACCTTGGTCAGGTGTACATGGTACGAAATCTAGTGAATGATCCCGGTTGGTCAGGGATAACGATCTGCAGATATGAGGGTGGAGTCTATTTCTGGCAAACACAGCGCTACGTGGAAACTGTCAAGCTCGATAGCAATCTGTTTGAAGTTGGTCAGAATGGTTGGACAATAAAACCAGGTGCCATATTACCAGGTACAGGTGGAGGATCAACAGGTGGTTCGGGTTCAGTTGGAAACTACCTATCGGATGTCTACCTGACAGCAAACTATGTGTCCGATGCTACTACCAACAATCAGTACTATCAACTATCATCGACGATATTCCGTGATGATCTACCCGGTGGTCAGACAACCAGGGATATATTCCAACTTGGGATGCTATCGACCAAGAGCAAAGTTCACAGTGAAGATATCGAGACCAAAAACGTAAAAGCTGAGCACCTCGATGATAACTCAATTATAGCTAGAACTATTCAGTCTGATAATGTGCTCACCAGACATCTCAACAATGAAGCGGTGACATCATCAAAACTTGCTACAGGTTCAATCAAACCACTGCACTTTCCAGTTCCACCCAGTGATGTTGGTCAGGAGGGTAACGAATCATCCTGGGCTGTACGTGGTTACAGCATATTTCCAAACTCAATACTATCATCACACCTTGCAAATAAATCAGTAACAAACACTAAGTTGGTTGACATGCAAACAAAACGTATCAAGGGTAGACTGTCTATGGGTAACGGTGCACCGGAAGATCTAACCCTGGAAGCACTAGCAGCTGCACTGACGGATCTGATGGGAGGATATCACCGTGGAACATCTGCACCCTCAAACAACAAGATGCTGTGGATCGACACAACCAACGGTGAAAATATCATAAAATTCTGGAGTGGAACATCATGGGAACCATGCTGTGGTACCTACGTATAACTATAAAAATATATAGAACGTGGATAGCCGATCTTAAGATCGGCTATCCACGTTAACACTATTACTAACTCGATACCAAAAGGAGAGATGGAAATGTATCGTCTGATAAAAAAGATCAGATTAGCTAGACCGGAGTATGATCAGTTCATACATGATATTTTTGGTGGTTACAGCCAGGTAGAACGCAGTCTACATGATCTGAGCGCTGTTATCTTCAAACTAAAATATATGTTTCGGTATCAACAACAGGATATCCAAACTAAGTTGGAACCACTGTTGTCAGATCTCAGCGAAGCTAATGTGAAGATGAAAACCACATGGTCATCCTTTCTGGTGAAACTGATAGTTGATGGTATAGGATTCTCAGACAGTGAGTTCAGTGCAGCTGATGTCGAAGATGTTTACCTGACAAATGTCAACCTAACCTTTAGATCAGTGGAACTCGATGTTGGTATACTATCAGATAGTATTGATTATCTCAACTACCTTGATCATAGGATACCAGACGATGATGAATTCCAGCTGTATCCAACTAAATTCTTTCGATATCACTCCCAGAGTTACAATGAATCAATCGAATCACTGTACCCTGAACTATTTGAAAAAGGTAGCAGGTGTGATAGTGATCACGATAAGTCTGTATTTTGCCATAATGTCACCATAGGTTCGAGTGATGATTGTAATTTATGCTGTTCATATTGTGCTCCTGCTGGATCTAAAATACTTATGGCTGATTTCACTATTAAATCTATAGAAGATATCAATATTGGTGACAGTGTAATTGGTTTTAATGAGCATCGAGATAAATTAGGTGAACAACGAAAATTAAATCCAACGAATGTGACATCACTGATCAAAAGATCTGCCAATGATTGTATAGTTATTTCAAGTCCATGGATGATAAAAAATTTAATTGTGACAAAGGAACATCCAATATTAACATCAAGAGGATTTGTAAAAGCAGAGAATTTAACTAGTAGTAGCGTTATCTATTCATTAAATTTTAATCCAGAAATCTCTTTAATGGAAGCTGACACTGAATCAGAAGATTATATTGTTGGATATTTTTTATCTGCATTTATGGGGGATGGTTGCATTATTGATAGAGATGCCTGTTCTGATGGGTATCATCGATATTTCATGAGATTCATTGTAAAAGATTTTGAGATGATGGAAAGAGTAAAGTTTTATTCAAAAATTCTTGACTTTGATTTTATGGAATCCCCATTTACGATTAGTCAAAAATATGGTATAAGAGAAATGTGTATACGTACAAATAAACGATCAGATTTTGAAAAATATCATAAATTTTATATGAATAACATAGGTAATACAATTAATGAGTCTAGAAACTTTTTACTTGGGTTTTTAGCTGGAATTTATGATGCTGAAGGATCATTTGATGGATATACTGTTAGGATTAGTAACACTGACCCATTGATCTTTTGTATTATTGAAAAAGGTCTTAAACTTCTTAATATTGAATACACTTACGATGGTTGGACTATGGGATTAAATAAACCAAAAAATACAATTAGAATTTTTGGAGGTGCATCTAGCCAATTAGTATTTTTTAAATCTATTAAAAATGCTATAATGAGGAAAGGTATTAATAGAATCTATGGTAAATCATTATATCGAAGTATTATTGGGGTTAAATGTAGTGAGCTTAAAGAAACAATTGATGTATACAACCTTGAAACAGAATCTGGAACCTTCATATTAGATTCAATTTTGGTGCACAACTGTTACCAGTTCAACAAGGGAAACTCCAGGATGTCATTTGACACCGGTAAACAATTTATCGATGACCTGTTAGCAGATAAGTATGGTTATGTCAACTCACAGAATTCACCTGCGTTGATACTGGAATTTATCGGTGGTGACCCACTGCTGGAGATGCATCTCACCAGAAAACTCTACGAGTACTTCCTTGATCGTTGTTGGAAACTTGATCACCGTTGGTTCAACATGCACAGGCTATCGATCTGCTCAAACGGAATGTTGTACTTTGAACCGGATGTTCAGAGTTTCTTTGAAGATTTTTCTGAAAAGATATCATTCAACATATCTATCGACGGTAACAAGGAACTACATGACAGTTGTCGAATACAACCAAATGGAGAAGGCTCATATGATGTTGACATGGTAGCACTGAAACATTTCAACACTCATCACACTGAAGAAAAGAACTCCAAGATGACACTGGCAGATGCAAACATCATGTATCTGTTTGATTCGGTGGTAAACTTTATCAATCTTGGCATGTACGCAATAAATCTAAACTGTGTGTTTGAAGATGTGTGGTCACCGGAGACAGCACTGATCGAGTACCAACAACTGAAGAAATTAGCTGATCATATTATCGACAATCACCTGGAAAAACTGTACATAGCTATCTTTGATGATCGACCAGATGAGAGGGTTGACAAACATTCAGATTCTAATTTCTGTTTCAGGGGAGATACTCAGATTCTTACTCCACAGGGTGAGCGTAATATTGAAGATTTACAGATAGGTGATCTGACAATTACAAGCATAGGTAGCACCCACCGTGTGACTAGAATGAGCAAACGTATATCTGACAATAATGTGAAAGTAACTCTCAATAGTACCAATGTAAGAAATACATTTGTTTGCACTGCAGATCACAAGTTTTTCGCTAGACGTCCAATTACTCCTCGTGAAGATTTGTCCGATGACAGTGAATTTTGGACAGAACCTGAATTTACTCAGATTAATCAGTTGCAACCATTGGATCAATTAGGAATGCCATTGCTATCAGTTATGACTGGTTATGATTCACGTGATACTTGGGCCGGTAAACCAAACATGAGATGGATAGATATTAAATCAATTGAGCCTAGTCCAGATGCTTGTTGGGTATACTGTCCAATGGTAATGCCCCTGGAAGGATCCGATGCACCGGAGGAACATACTATAATAATACACGGAATAGCTGCAATCAATTGTGGAGGAGGCTCAGGCTCAATGTTGGCACTATCACCAAATGGTACTTTCTACCCATGTGTGCGTTACATGCCAGCGTCTGTTGGAACTGAAGCACCTAATGTTAGCCTAGGTACTGTTGATACAGGTATGATCGGACGTAAACAGAATTCAGATGTGCTAAAAATATTTGATAGCACCACCCGTAGATCACAATCAAATGATATCTGCTATGACTGTCCAATAGGTACAGGTTGCGCCTGGTGTAGTGCCCTTGCAGTAGGTACATATGGCACAAACAACAAGAGACCTATCTTTTACTGTTTACAGGTGATAGCAGAAGCACTTGCAAATGTGTACTATTGGAATAGTTTACTGCTGAGATATCCACAGTATAATCTACCAGTGCGTAAAAACAATGTGCCTGATCAGTGGGCTAGGATGATTATCAGTGATGGGGAACTGGAAGAACTTAAGTTGCTTGAGTGCGCTGCGATGATAAGTAAATTAGATGACGTGGGGAATTAATTCCCCACGTCACTTTCACTATCTGATGAACCGTCACCATAATATACGTTGAAGGAAGTGATGACCGGTGGAAAGTAACGATGTTGTTTCAAACTCTGAACTGAGTGAACTCCGTGATCGACTGAATGCAGATCTTGCCAGACGTGGTACCTTTACCTGGTGGAATCCATTGGCTATACCTAGCGTAGGTACTGATCGTGAACCAAGGTTAACCTTGCACGGTAATGAGAATAAAGTTCTTACCGATAGAAGTTATACGGTGAATGAACCATCGAGTGGATCACTGGAGGAGAGCGGTAATGTGCTGTATCCTGCTCACGGTGAAGTTCCCGGTGGACAACCTACCGATGATGATGGTAACCCAAGGACATCAGCTGCTGTGCTGGATAGCGGTGAACTGAGAAACCTACTGATCGGATTAGCAAAGATATATGATATTGATCTGTACTATGGAAGGAATGAACAGGGTAACCTAGCATTTCGTGATACTGCTGACATCCGTGCCAAGGTTGAGTTGGCTGAACAGGATATCGTGAGTGTTCCTGTCAGTGGTACTACACGTAGGTATGATCCGAATGACGGGATAAAAAATAGACAGAGTAGGCAGTATGGACCATATCCAGGTAGTGATACTGGTAGGTATGTTGATCAACCTGAGTATCTTCCATCGGGGCAGTATGATGGCGAAGAATTATTCCCAGGTAGGTCTGGTCCTGATCCTACTAATTTCTACGATGACTACGGTGCTCCGGTGGAACTTACAAATGTCAACACGTTAACATCCGCTGATCGTAAGTTTGTACCATCGGTGAACGATAGCTACCTGAAACCAAGTGCCACTCCACAGTCAGCAAAAACTAACGTTGGTCAGGGTATGTCCAATGGACAATTTCGTACCGATAACCTGATAGATTATACCGGTACCACGGGTAACGCTACCCAGACACCCGCTGGTAAACGACCACTTGGTTGGAAAGCTACACCAGGTGCAACACCTGAGGAAACTCTACCTGGTCAAAAATTTCAACGTAGCTACAACGGTGGTGCTGACATGATGATACCAGGTACCAACTATGGTGGGAAACATCCAAGTGAGGTAAGTAACCCACAGCAGTTTGAACATCTGACATCAGGTGGATCAGTTGGTGTTCAGCCGCACCTAGCATATCATCCACAGAACCCATATGTGTCACCGGTCACACATGTTTACCGTGTTAGTCAGAATAACAAACGTGAAGATTCCACAACAATCATTGTTGAGGGTGACAAAGATTCAACTAGGTTTGGACTGAATCCACGTAATCCAAATCGAGGAAATGAATATAGTAAAGAATCATATCAACGAGTATTTGGCGGACAACGTGGGTTATGTCAGGTCAGTTGCACTGGCATGTGCTATACCACATGTGATTCCGAGTGTACGGAAAGTTGTCAGTCGACATGTTGGGATCGTTGTGGCGACGCTTGCATATCCGACTGTTCCAACGTGTGTACCGGTTGCTCCAATCTCTGCTATGATACCTGCAAGACAAAGTGTGAGAACGTTGGTGGTCTATCATGCCTGAACGTTGGAGCTCAGGATGTAACCCATGTAAGTTTAGGCGATGCTATCAACGGTGATGGTAAGGTGTGGCCAAAGAATGATCTGAGATATACTACCTACTCCTGCGAAGGTTGTAGCTATACCTGTCAGTTCTATCCAAACTACCGAACAACTTGCTGGGATGCACTGTGTCAGAACCTATGTTTTTACTCCTGCTACTCGTACTGTTCAACGGGTTGCTACGGGGGTTGTATCGACAATCAGAGTCAGCATGATCATAGTTCGGTACCACTGTGGCCAAAGGGTAATGACAGTGGTAAGACAACTTACAGGTTAGCAACTCACAACAACATGGCACGGTACCGAACAGGACGTGGTCAAGCATGTCGAGAGGGATGTGTGGCTGACTGTGTTGGTGACTGTCGTCAGACATGCGATGGTACCTGTTCAGGTTTATGTTTTGAAGCTGCTTGCACCAAGACATGTTTTGATGACTGTAACGCTAAGTGTACACACGGTTGCGGTGAGAATTGTCTCAATGTGTGTCGTACTGGTTGCGTTGGTAGCTGCTCAAAGGGTTGCTCCGGTGAATGTACCAGTAAATGTCAGGGTTGCAGCGGTAGCTGTGATGGTACATGCTACAAGCAATGTACTACAACTTGCAAGGGTAGTTCCGAGGGAGTAGATGGGTGATTATAATTTTTCTTGGAAGGGAGTGAGAGACTATGGGTGTTGGTGCTAATGTGAATAATCCAGAACCATGTTCATTTTGTGGTGGAAAATTAAATCAGGATGCTAACGTTCCTGAAAATGATCGTTGTACTCTGGGTACATGTTCAACCACTTGCATGGGTTGTGATTCCGGTTGTAAAGATACCTGTTCAAAAACTTGTGATAATACTTGTCTTGGTAACTGTGCTACTAACGTGAGAAAAGATGTCAGTGGTAACATAGTTGATAACTCACCAGAAGGTACACCATCAACTGGAAGCCCAGATTGTGTTGGACAAAGTTGTCATTCCGGGGCAAAGGCACCTGCTACTAGTTGTGGGAATACCTGTGATAACGGTTGCATGGGTGATTGTGGTTTGTGTGGCTATTCATGTGGTAACGGTTGTGCACAGAAACCTGGGAAGGATCCAGTGGCTGATCCTACTCCAACTAAACCACAGTGTGATTGTGGAACCAATGGTCCGATGGCACAACCTGGTCCATCGGGTCCATCATGTGGTACATGCGGTGGTTCAGCGTGTGCTGGAGTCTGTTCACAGAGTTGCGGTGGATCATGTCTGGAGTCAAAGTGTATCTCGATGTGCAATCACGTTGGTTGTTTCAGCAACTGTTTGAAACACTGTGAGTTTGACTCATGTTCAGCGGTATGTTCCGATCAATGTTCCTACTACTGTGCCAAGTGTGCCAACAACTGTGGTTTTAACTGTGGTGCCTGCAGTTCGATCTGTTCTGTTCAGTGTGGTTCCGATAACTCAGGTGGATCATGTAACACAACCTGTACCCAAGCTTGCAAGGAGAAATGTGACAACGAGTGTATCCAGAGTTGCTCATCGTCATGCGGTGGATGTAGTAACCTATGCTACAGTTGCGTAGGTCAGTGTATCGGACACTGCTCTGTCAAATGTGAGTACACTTGTTCCATGTGTGCTAACCTCTGTGGATGGTGGTGTGACTCAGAGTGTAACCGTGACTGTTTCAACGATTGCACCGATCGTTGTATCCAGACATGCACCGATCACTGCACAACTTGGGTCAGATCCAACACAAGCGCAATGATCACGGAGAACAATGGACAGACAGATCCATCGACACCCGGTTGGTCATCGAGTAACCGTGATGAGCAATTGGAATCATTTCGTAAAGTTAGGTAGGTGACAACATGGCTAAAAACTGTTGTTCCGATGGCTGCTCAGATCGCATTCAGCAAGTGGAGATCTTTGACCTGGATAACTCAGATCTACCAGATCTCAGAACGCTGGATGTGAATATCTACAGGAGTATCGGTGGTGAACATCAGTTGATAGAACAACTATTTGAGGATGCTTCCCTGGAGATAGGTAAGATATCCAGAAAATATCGCAATCGACTTCGGGAACGTGGTATCATGAATCTACCAAGGGAAAATATCTACTACTCCGCTAATACCGGTGGATATCGTCTGCTACTATCAAAAAATTAACATTGATATGTGGATGGTGGCTGAGTGCCACCATCCACATATGCTATCGATGGTACATCTGCTTGTAGTCAGGCATCTCAGTATTCATCGGTACAAACCGTGGATCATCAAGTAACCTGGAACTTGATCTACATCCCATCGGACAACTGTCATCCCAATCGGGATGATCTGTGAAATCAGACTCATAGTTCCACAGGTAGATAGCTTTTTCCCAGTTAGTTGAGAACTGGCCCAGTCTACTCGATTTTGGTTTTTCCTGCAACCATTCAACCACCGGTCTAAGTTCACTCCATTTAATCATCCAGTATTCCATCTCATCATAGCAGGTAAGGATTTGCTTTGGTGGCGACTTGAACGATACCGTTGCTGCCTTGGTGCTATTGATCCAACAGCCACCGCTGTTACCGATATTAAAATATGCTTCAGGTCTGTTGGAATTGGGACTGATAAACACGATGAAATTTTCCTTTGTATCGGAGCCAACGGTAGTTATATTGTCGGTGTAATCAGTTACTTTCCGATTACTAATATTTACTTTCTTTATCCTTTCCTCGAAATATACAATTGCACTAGGCAATGGTTCACTCTCTGGATCTGGTTCAGAATCTATAGAAAGTTTTGTGCTGGATTGTCGCAGGAAATTATCTATACTCATTATAGTTTTCCTTTCATCTGTTTAATCTGTTTGATACTCTGATCAAGAAAGGTATCGGAGCATCCTGGTAATTCTACCAGGATGCTTGCCATGGTCTCAGCCTGCAGTAGCAACTGTTGATACTGATCATCATCAAATGGATAATATCCATTATTAAAATCTCTGGTATTTTTACAATCATCCAAATAGTAATTCAAATATCGTTTGACTCCAGTTGCATTTACCTTTGATTTTAGTAATCGGTAAATTAACCACACATCCAAATCATAGGCTGAAGTATAAGGGTATTTATCAACATCTACGATTCCTACCTCCGGGTTCCAAGCATGAAAGATTAATTTAATATTCTTTACTAGTAAATTATCTTCATCGGATAAATTTTCCATATCACTTCTACACACATCAAATATATTAATATCATTATCATCAAAACCTTCAACGTTAAGTTCTCTAAGTATTATTACTTCTTCATCGAAAAGCATATTACAACCTCCTTAAGAAAATCCTGAAACTGATCATCAACTATCATATCTTCTCTGACGCTTGGTACCCACCATCCAGTTATATATTTACTTTCGGTTTCATCATTTTTCTTAGCTACAACCACACACCCACTCTTCAGACCTAATTGATCCTTAATACTTACATTAAAAGCTACATAACAATGTTTAGTGAATCCTTTCATTGCGAATTGACTCTGATTAATCATGAACATGGCAGATTGAACTAGAGTTTTGGCATCTAGTAGTGGCATATCCCTTTCCTTGTTGCCACGGGTTGTGGAATGATCAGTATCTTCATTTAGTCGGATAAGTCGATTAGGTGCTTGTACTATACCCGTTTCCACATGTTTAAAGGTATACCTGTTGATAATTTCATTCAACTTGAGTAGATCTGATGGTAGTAACTTTGTAGGTGGAATAAAACCCTTTAACTTTCGTGACAAAATTCTAGATGCTGATTCGATAAAGTAATTTTCATAGTTCATAATATGAACCTCCTTTTATTTGATAACTTAGAATATATCATCATTGTCAGGAAGATCCCCGTTGAACGGGGATCTTCCTGACAATATCATCCTAATTTGTTGGTTTTATCCACACTATACACTCTCCATTGGAATATGGGAAGTGCCAGGTATATGCCTGTGATCGATACTTCTCCGGAACAAACTGATTCGTGATGATCTGCTTCAGTACCATCGATCGAGTTTCTACCGGTAGCAGTAACTCCTCCATCGCTTCATACTTTGTTGGTTGGTTGATCACCTCGAGCATCAGTGAACGTCGGATGGAACTCTTTGTTAGCAGTGCACTGAGTTCGTCAGCTAATTCCTTTGGTATCTCAAAGGTATCGATAACATCCGGATCAAGTTGCAGTTGAGCTTCAAATGGTTTCTCTGTCATCAGTCGATATCTCCTTTATTTTCATTTTGTCCTATCACGATAGTGTGGGTTGTGTCAGTTCTCACTGTATTAATTTTAGTAGTTCCTCGTCAAACGTTCGAATACCCTTGGCATCCTTCACAATATCAGAAGCTAGGTAGTTGCAGATACCACTGACATTCTTCAGCGTGGTGATCATGAATATCAGATAATCCACGTTGTCCATCGCTAAGTATGCAGGTGGATAGTAGTAGTCCATCCAACTATTCATGAATATCGGAAATGTCAGTCCTGCCAGGGTATCCGCTAGTTTTGATATCAGTGCCAGTAATTCGATGAGACCATTTGGACTAGCCTCATTGTAGGCCCTGGTCATCTCATCCGATTTCATCGGATCAATAAACCGATAGTGTTTCTTGGTAAGCGTTTCAATATCCTCCGGCGATGATTTTGATTCGAATACTTTTTCCGTGAAGAAACGATTCAGATAGTATTTCACCGTGTCACCCGCTACCTTGTCAGCACCGATACCAAACCTACGAACTAGCAACCTCCAAGCAAACTCCGTGTACAGTCTCATCAGCATTGATTCCAGATAGGGACTACTGACTAGTCGATGGTAGTCCGATCGAATAGCCCTTGCTACCAGTGAACCAACCAACAGATCATGCAGGTACGATGAGTTAATCGACAGGGTAGTTCCGAGTCTATCGGGTTGCCTGGGTTTACCGATCCACTTATTCATGAAGATGTACCCAGTGTACTTACCACCTGAACGTATTGTCAGAAATGGTACCAGTTCGATCATCGACTGCTTTGGATCATTTGCATACAGCAGAATGATCTCACCCTCTTCCCATGCTTTGACCGCAGCCCGTGTGAGACCGTTGCTATACTGTTTCAACTGAGCATGGGCTGTGAGAAGTTCATCCGTACCGATCACCCTGGCACCACCGGTAATCAGTGACTTTGCTCTGCTCAGTGGATCCTCCACCGTAGTTGGGTTATCCCTATAGGTGGAGTAGCTATCACTTGTGCTGAGAGCAGACTCGCTGAATCTTCCAACTATATCTCCGTAGCTATCAGTGTTGATCAGAGCACTATCGTTGAAACCTACCATTGCCACACCGATCACATCCTTTCGTTTAGTTTAATCAGCGGTTTCCACTCCCAGTGGAATGAGATCATAGGTAAAGATATCTGTCAACACGTTGATCTCCAGATCACGCAGTGTCAACATAGCTAACTGTGGGTTGCGATATGGTTGTCGTTCCAACCTATCGATCGTCAGATCGATCAGAGAGTAGTCGGTGACAATCGTTCCAAGGATCCTACTGAGTTCAATCAACTCACGGCTACTGTCAAGTGATCGTTGCAATCTACCCGTTAGACTATCGATGTTATCGTAGATAGCCGCTATGCTACCGAATCGCTGCATCAATCTCAGCGCTGTTGTGTTACCGATACCGGTAGCACCTGGAATATTATCTGATTTATCACCTGCTAGGGCTTTCAACTCTATCAGTTGATATGGTTGCAATCGATATGTATCCACTATCCAACGTGTGTCAATTATCTCACTCTTCCTCGGATTAAACACAACCACCTGTTCACTGACAAGTTGGTAGTAGTCCCTATCCGATGTAACCAACACTACGTCCATGTTGTTATCGTTGCCAAACTTTGATACCATGCCAAGGATATCATCTGCTTCATAGTCCTCATGGTTGATGATCGGATAACCAAGGTGGTAGCACAGCTGAAGACCATACCGTAGTTGCTCCAGGATACCCTCAGGTGCTGGTGCTCGGGTAGCTTTGTACGGTGCATATAGTTTTCTGCGAAATGTTCTAGCTCTACCAACGTCATTGGCTATCACGATGTAATCCGGTCCAAAGTAATTCTTCAGGTTGACCACCCTGTGAAAGAAAGCGATGATACCGTTGACATTGATACCCTTTGAGTTTGTGAGTTCCTTTCCAAAGAATCCACTCATCAGGATATTATTGTAGTCTATTCCGAGTATAACCTTGCTCTTCATTGTGAAACTCCTGTTTTTCAATCTCAGAAAATTCTTGATATTCCTCATGCAGGTAGGTGATAAAATTATCTCTGCATCCCGGTGGCACTGTTTTAATATATCTGGGTTTTAGAGGAACCGATATATTGCAGTATCGAGCAACGGGACACTGAGATTTATAGCACCTGAGATAGTGTGGTCCCCAGTACTCATATCTGTCTAGCCAGAAAGCATCAAACACTTTCTCCGGTGTTATCTTATCAGCAGCATCCTTTTTTAATTTTTCCAGAATAGTCATCTTTTGATCACCTCCACTATTTATCGTTAATAATATATCATCTATCAAAGTTAATAGTATATGAACGGTGGAGCGTCATGCTCCACCGTTAGATAAAGGAGGTGATACCATGAAACAGGATACAAAGACAACTAACGTAAAATCACCAAAACTGTCACAGTCACCAAGTGAAGGTGTCAACGAGGTAAATGGTTGGCTTACTTGGGATCAGATAAAGGGTAGCAACAGTGTTCAAACTGCTGTCACAGTTAACTTAGGTTTACCTACATCTCGTGTTAGCAGTGGTGGAGTAACGGTAAATATTTCCTATGCTAGTAATAACACTGAAATTATCTCCAATACCGGAGTTGTTACTAGACCCGCATATCCAACGGCTAGCACAACTGTTAACCTGACTGCTACAATATCAAGTGGCAGTGTATCACAGACCAAACAATTTTCATTGACAGTAACTGGGTTAACACAGACTGCTACTCAAGCAGTCACTGAAGTAAACAACTACCTAGTGTAGAATATAATAAAGGGGAGTAACTCTGCACAGACAGCTGTCACAGTTAATTTGTCACTGCCTACTAGTAAAGTGAGTGCAGGTAACTTAACGGTAGCTATAGCTTGGTCATCCAACACAACAGCAGCCATATCAAACACAGGTGTTGTCGTTAGACAACCAGGTACAGCAGATAAAATAGTAACACTTACTGCAACCCTGAGTAACGGTGGTATCACACAGACAAAGACATTCAGTATCACTGTTACCAAGTTACTGATGATAGCTGCTGTACCAACACAAAGCAACACTTTGACATACAGCGGTGCTAGTCAATCACCTACCTGGAATAATACCACAAATATGACAGCCACCGGTGGTACCGCTAGTAGTGTGAACGCAGGTAGTTTTACACGTGCATTCACACCTAATACTGGTTATCAGTGGTGGGATGGAACTGCTGCGGTAAAGAATGCTAGTTGGTCAATAGCACAGAAAGCAACTTCATCATCTGATTGGTCAATTAGTCCAACTAGCATAAGGGTACGGTTAAGTAACAAAACAGCAACAGTTGTTGTTACCAAGGGATCTTTAACTGGAAATATTATAGCAAGTACTGAAACACGTGATGCTGTTGTAACAGATATCACCTCTAATAGTGTTAAATTTGAGTTAAATACTTATCCTGTCAATGATTATAATTATGGGTTAAAAGATAAAGGCTATATAAGTATTGGAGCTGGTGGTAACTATAAAGCCACATCGAATAAAACTGTGAATATAGATGTTAATTAACTTGAAAGGAAACATCCTACAATGAAAGATACTAGACTATACAGTACCAAGTTACCCAAGTTACCACAGTCAGCAAGTGAAGCAGTAAATGAAGTATTGAATTGGTTAACTTGGGATCAGATTAAAAATAGTAATGTTTCACAATCAGCAGTGTTAACTAACCTATCATTACCCACCTCCCGTGTTGCTGGGGGGGGGGTAATGTAGCTATCGCTTGGTCTAGTAATAATACTACTAGGATTACCAATGGAGGTATAGTTAGTAGACCAGAATATAGTATCGGTGATGTTAACGTTATACTCACCGGTACCGTGAGTACCGGTGGTGTGTCTAACAATAAGCAGTTTGTGGTTACTGTGAGTAAACTATTACCAGTAGTAGGTACAACATGGACTACATTTAGAACTGAAGATCATTATCTTGGTTATGATGATATAAGAGGTGATATGTATGCTAAATTACCGTGGAAATTTGTTGCATATGGTAATGGAATATTTGTTTTAATCACTGATTATGAAGGTGATTCATGGTCAGAACATTATGTTAGTTCTAATGGTACTAGTTGGACCTTCAGAAATACCTGGCTTAATGCTACCACAAGACAGTCAGTTTGTTTTGGTAAGGGTGGTTCAGTACCAAATGGATTATTTGTTATGACCTGTAAATACTCTAGTGGTGCTAAAAATCTTACTAGCGCTAACGATAATTGGACACTAAACACTATCACTGTAGCCACTACTTCTGGAGGAAATTATACTAATCCGAACTGGTCATATTCAAAACCAAGTTGTTATGGTAATGGGTTGTTTGTTGCGATTTATAACGATATAATATTTAGAACTTCACTTAATGGAGTAGCATGGGCTGAAAGAACTGTTCCAACAGGTGATTGGAGAGCCATATGTTGGAGTGAAGAGAAAAAATTATTCGTTGCAGTATCATATGATGGTAAGATAATAACTTCACCTAACGGCACCACCTGGACATCAAGAACATCACCTGCTAATAACAGGTGGGTAAGTGTATGTTACGGTGGTGGACTATTTGTAGTAGTTAGTAGTAACGGTACCAATCGAGTGATGACCAGTCCAGATGGCATCACATGGACACTACGAGCATCAGCAGATGATTCAAAAGGATGGACCGCTATATGCTATGGTAATAATACTTTCCTTGCAGTTGCTTCAGGTGCAGCCATGGGTTCAAGTGATGGTATCAACTGGTCGATGAGAAACGTAGGATTTACAGGTGCAATGTATAGCATCTGCTATAGTCCAGAACTCAACAAATTTGTAGCTGGTGGAAATGGGTTTATTGCAACAACATCATAGATAGGTGGTGCCAATTGGCACCACCTATCTATCAATTTAATTCAGTTCAAAATCAGTAGACAATCTCAAGAATCTTCCACCACTCCAGAGATAAATCCAGCTGCTGGGATACGTGATAAATAAATCCCCATTATCGACATACACTGTTTCAACTGGTACCAGATCAGGATCTGTTTCACCCTTGTAGCAGATAATAACTTCACCACCACGTGAGTCTACCATCGGTGGTAACTTAGCTACCAGAGCAAAGTACCGTTTACCATAGTCAAGTTTCGGCAGTGGGTGTGGATCACTGACCATCACAGTGTCACCATTCGGTAACTTAGCAACTGGATCTACCTGATACTCCGGGTTATACCGGTAGTCAAATATTAAGTTGGGATCAAAGTTCTCAGGTCGAAATAGTATCAGATCAAATACATTTGGTTCAATGGTCATATCCCATGATATGTTCTTGTAGATAAAGAACTTTGGACGATGATCCTCGATTATCTGATCCACCTGCTGTCGAGTGTATGCTCCTGTCTGAGAAGCAGTAACTCTATGGGGGTTTCTGGTATCTTCCAGATGTAAATTAAACTCCTCAGTGCTGATGCTATCATTCCACCTATCACGTTCACCATATGCAAGGTGATCATTGGTATCACTGAGATGATCGGTAAAGTATTTCAACGGGGTCATGTGATTCCAGGTAAATCGTTCTTCCGGTGTGACATGTGGAAAATCATTATCTTCATCGATATCACTGACATGTCTGTTGAAGATGATAATCGGTACCCTGGTGTCAACATATGCACCGATAGCCCTCTCCGTTATCAGGTGATCTTTCCTATTGTCCGGTATCGGTTCAAATGTTTTTCTGACTGGTAACTTACCGATCATACCCTCCTTATCACCCCACATCATAGCGGTATCAGGTGAACCATCCGGTATCATCAGCTGTCGTTTAGCTAGTTCCTGTTCCAGTTTCTCAATTACTAGGGCAAGATTATCTGATTCATCGGACATATCTTTTTTCACCGCTGTGAACACTGTCACCGGGTAGGTGAACACATAATCAAGTTCAGGATTTATCGAGGGTGACATGGGATCTACGTACTGACGAGATTGGATGATCTCATGTCTGATTAATTTTCCTAGCATATTTTGCTCACTTCCATTTCCACTGAAGATTAACCCTCTGAGTTGATGGTTAGAAGAAAGTTCCTAGTATTTTTGCCTAACCAATAGTAATAATCTAAATATGAGAGGTGGTGACAGACGGTGGCTGATGTAATTCTTACCCAAGCACTCAAAGAACAGGCCGATACCATAGTAAAGAATCTATATGTCAAAGCTAAAGGTAGATCCATTGGTGTTGCCAATGAAGCTATAGCTGAGTTAATTAGTTTAGCTAAAGCTGGAGCAGCAGCTAATGCCAGTCAATATGTCGTGTATCGTGCTTATGTAGCTATCGATAATCTGAGAAATTTACTGGAGAACCTAGCTACTCAGGGTATGTTGATAAAACCTCTCACTGGTAATAATTTAGTTAATGATCGTAGTTTGGCTGGTGCTCGCAGTGAACTCAATCGTATGATGGGTACACTTCCGCTAAAACCTATAGCACAGCAGTTGACACCGTCACTGGTTAAGAACAGCTATGAGTACTGGTCAAATTTGTATGGTGATAATCCGACAGCTGTGAAGAAATGGGATGAGTGGCTAGCAACCGGTGGAAGCGCTGCAACGCTTGCCAAGACAATAACTAACTACAGCATATCCGGTAACACTGTCAGCGTTACATACTCCGACGGTACCAAGGGTAAGTGGGACGTATCAAACACCAGTTCGATGTCTGATCTTGAAGCTACCCTGAAGAAGGAGATTAACCGATTAGGTTCAATCGGAAAGGAAACCGAGGGAATTGATCTGTATCAGTTCCTTGGTAAGTGTAAAACAGCAGCTACTGCCAGCGCAAGTAAAACAACTAGCACTGGTTCAGGTGGAGGTAGCACAACCACATCGCCGACCACAACTGTTCAGGAAGCTCCCATTGTCACACGGATAGTAAATAAGATAGTGCCACTGTCAGCACCCATCGAGGAACCACCACCATTTCCACCTCATCGGGAAACTGGTTCTGTTCCGGTTGAACCATTTGTCACGACACCGGATTCTCAAACATGGAGACCAGAGAGAGATAATCCGAAGTACTCACGTGGTACCTATGATATATCTGACGATGTGATGTCACCCTCCAAACTAGCTGCTATCAAGAAAGTAGATGCAAACAAATATGGTCTGGAAGTGCTGACAACGATCGAACCAACGAGACTTATCACGATAGAAAATCCCACTGATCCAACGCACTGGCGAGATGATGACACCTGGAACAAGGAAGTGCTTCCGAATGAACTACGATCAGGTGAAATATTTGAGATCACTTCACGGAGATTACACCGTAACCCCGATAAACTGAAAGTACTGCTGAACGAAGATGAAACGATCATCCAGAACGCAAGTAACTGGCCACCGAAGATAAAGGGTTCCGGTGACTGGGAACACGGTGGTGAGATCGACGAATGGCGATACAACAGCTACCTACCAGCGAAATATGACTACCAGATCCAGATAGATGATCCACGGCTAGCATATGCAAATAGCCTGGAAACAAAACTGATGAACGCTAGATCAGCGTTGGGTATACCGGTGCACGGTAGTAACAACCTTGCCAAGACAATGCGTTACTACCTGTACAACAGGTTCAAATCACCAGATACCAACCTAGCTCACAACAAATCATTCACCTACGTGTTTTTCACCAGACCGGATCTCAACATTCTCAAGAAGACTGGACAAACAGCAGACATAGCGGATCAGTGTCTCAATCACACGGAGTCAACGATGCTGTGGTACCGTAACCCAGCTCTGTTCAAACTACTCGTTGATCGATCACGATGTGGCGACGTCGACAACTTTAACATGCTACTGTCAAACGCCTGCACTAACTTCAGCGTGGAGGATGAGAATCTAAGTTTTATCGAGGTTGGTAGATCGTGGCATGACTACGCTATCCAGTATGGCGACAGCTACAGCGGTAGAACCGCTGGTCAGATAACGGTTAACTTTACCGACGATAAGTATTACTCGGTTGTCAACCAGATAAAACTATGGATAACTTACATCGATAACGTAGCAAGGGGTGCATGGTTACCATCGTATAATTTGCACAACATAGATTCATCTGGAACCGTACTTGCTACCTGTAACACCTGCAGATATACTTTTGCCGTTGTGCCGACAACCACGATAAATGCTCACTGCCCCAACTGTCGGTCAGCTGATGTCAACGTTGGCAAAGCTAGTCGGATACCGCAACCAAATGATAGTCACGTGTACACGCGTACGTTGGACTACGCAGCATCAGCCTACGTGTTCAAGGTAGGTGAAGATGGTTCCGATATCCTGTACTGGTCAAAGTACTACGGACTATTTCCGATCAACACCGGAGCAAGTGCTCTGAGTTGGGAACTAACGTCGCCACCCGGTGAAGCACCAAAGCTAAGTATAAATTTCCGATATGCTTTCAAACGGGATATGTCACCGGTGTCACTGATAGAATTCAACCGAAATGCAAATGCTACCCGTGACAGGGCAGTTGTTCCGTCGGAGAGTCCATGGGCAGAGGGTTATAACCACAGCAACCGACCATATGTTGGAACACCGTATGTGGAACTGCAACTACCCCAGGGCAACCCTGAGCTGGTACCCAACGCTGTGAACGATAGCAACCAGGTAAAACTGAGATTGAAGTTTTTACCCCAGGGAGATGTTATCGGTGGTGACATGGACAAGGAGTTGTTCCGTACCAGACGTAACGCTGGTTCCAACAGTGAGTACCTACATACGTTCGGTGGTAGCAGAGCTACCCTGGAGGATGAAGCTAGAAATCTGATCACGGAGATGCAACAGAATAGTTCAGCTTGGCACCTAGCTGATGCGTCACAGCGAGCTTGGCTGGACGCCAGAAACATATCGATAGCCGGTCAATTGGAATCCCTTGGTTACTCCGGTATCAGAAGAGCAAATGGTGTCTGGTACTACGGTGAGAGTCAACTATATAGCATGTAGGGAGGAGGTAAGCCAGTGCTAGAAAAAGTAGGTTCAAAGGATATCGTTGTGAGGGACTACGTGGATGGTTTCAACGTGAAAGAGTATATACAGAGTGTGCTGATACCACGTGCCTTTCCAACGGTACCCGTCACAAAATTAAACGCTGGGTTTACCGGTATCGTCAACGAGTACCTATCCCAGCTAGCAGAGGATGGTTTTGCCACAGCCTCCCTGATGCTGAATGAGAATTTTATCACCCGGTCGATAATGCCAAATTCGATCTACTCGGAAGCTGGTCTGTTTGATCTCGGTTACACGTTCGCTACCCCAAGTCGTTGTCAGTTTGCTCTGCAGCTGTGGATCGATGATATCCTGCAACGTGGACAGACAGTTGGTGGTAACACCGGAATAGAACTTAATTCACCGAGAAGAAGCGGTGATCGTCAGCAGTTTATCCTGGACCGTGACACAAAAGTTATAGTCGGTGACAACGTGTATCGGTTAGACTATGACATCATAATCGAGTGGCAAGCTAGGCATGTCAACGGTAGGGATATCATCCCATTCAAAGCTCGGTATGATATACCGGATAAACGAGATATCTCCAACGGACGAGGTACGGTGAATAGCATAGCGATTACTTCAAACCGTTGGATCAAGTGTAGGGTAACCAGAAAGGGTTGGTTAGTTCTTCTGCTAACCCTGCAGGAGTTCACAAGAAAAGTTACCGAGGAGACTATCAGTGATAATCTCAGAACAACCAACAGTGATATCTTCCTACGGTGGTCCGATCAGATAGCAGGACTGGACCTTGTTCACGTTAGCACCGGTGGTACGCGTACACCGATGAGAAAGAAGATCCAGTACACTGACTGGGAATCAGAACCATTTGTCTACTATGGTTTCCAGGATGATCACACGATCAGGTTAAATTTCTCACCGGCTGTACCAGCCTGGAGACCCAGGTTCAACGATCGTATCGAAGCTACAATTTACACTACCAGGGGATCAGCTGGTAACTTTGATTCCTACGATGTCAACGGTGAAGTAGCGGTTGAGAAAACAGGTGATCGCTACGAGTACAACGCAGATGCTCACATAGTAGCGCTGTGCTATTCCGGTTCAACGTTGGGTACCGATAAAAAAGATATCGAGTTACTACGTAGCGACGTAAAAACTGCCTACAACACTGTCAAGGTGTTGTCAACGGATCATGATCTGGAGGAGTGGTTTCTCAACTTTGCAAAACGTCATGATACCCGTAGTACGTTTTTTAAACGACGTGATGATCCAACCGGTAGACTATTCTCACAGTTTGTAGCAATAACGAAAGGTGACTACGTCTACCCGACAAACACCCTGACAATTGAAGTCGATGAGGAACCATCTCCAGGTGTCGATGGTAACGTGTTTACTGAGTTTGACTACGTGGACGATGACTCAAATGAGTTCATCATCAAACCCGGTCACCTGTGGGAATACCGATGGGAAACTATCACCAAAACAGTGTTGGTTGAGGATCCCAACGATCCGGATCAGTTGATACCCAGTATGGTTCCTGATCCAACTAACCCAGGTAACGTGATACCGGAAACATACGATGTACCTGACCTATCACGCACAACGGTAGTGATGTGCAAACGTGCTGACGGTAGACCAGCGATGATCCATGATAACCCGTTACCACCGATCGATGGTAGGCACGATGAACTCAATCGACCATTCATGTTTGTCAATCCTTTTCTGATAAAGATACACCGTAATCCCGCTATCACAGCTTGCTACAACTATCTCATTCACCATGCTTCACACCTCGATGAGGAACTGATCAACGATGCTACGGAATTTCGTCACTTCCAACTATCGACATTCACCGTTGACCGTACCCTTATTCAGCGTGGTAAGGTCACCGGTGACAACCATGTTGATCGGTACACGATCAGGGTACTGGTAAATCCAATCTTACCACAGGATTCGATCGATAGCAACTACCGATATGTCGAGGGTAGCATCGATGATCCGCACTCAGCTGACTACACGAGAAACAACCTACGGTTGGTACTGGTGTTTGACACCCGTTCATACGGTGATACCGGCTACGTGGAAATGTACCCATCCAAGCTGCTTGACGGTAATATCATGGAGTATGAGGTTGAATTTGCTGTCCATGATAATATCGATAGGAAGGGTTACCTGGCTATCGATGTCAGCGCTACCAGGGATAAACTTCTCAATGAAACGATCAACGTGATCGAGGATGTTCGTCGTCAGCAGTACCGTGATACGGTGATCGTGGAAGCTGAGGAAACAATGTTCAAGGTTGTCAGCCTGTTAAAAGTGGATAACTTCGTTGAGGAGTACCTACCGTCGATACCCGCAGCACCGCTGTACGGTGATCCCAATTTCAGTGGTTACCAGGTGACAAATGTATTTGCAAATGATCCACGGGAACTAACGCTGTACAAACCAATGAGCATGATGAGATCAACGGTAACATTTGCAGGTAAACCAGATCACTATCAGGTGAGATCAACGTTGATGCCATTCGTTGGTTACAGACTAGCGTTGGATGCTCCGGAGTTATCTGGTTTTATACAACGTTTCAACGAGCAGTATGCTTCGGTGGAACCAGTGATCTTTGAACGGTTGGACAATAACTGTCACCTGGATTTCAAACTGTATGCCACCTACGGTAGATCAAATAACTACTACATCGGTGATGACGAAACGGTGCAGGAGTTACTTGGTGATCTGAACGTATCGATATGGTTTCAACTGGCGGTTCATGATCGGATGAGTTGGTCAGCCACAGCAGACAGCGTGAAAGTGGAGATCATGGATTTCTTCAGTGAACTCAATAGCGATGGTAATCCAAATATCTACATATCTAATCTAATACGTAGGTTGGAAACAAACAACCCAAACATATCTCACCTACGTTTCAACGGGATTGCTCACTATGATGCACGTGAGCAGTTTATCCGTGTTCGGTACCAGGATGTGTCTGACCTTGACAAGGATAATCTGAGTGTGCTGGTACCGGAACTACTGCAGTGTAGACCTGAAGATATTCACCTTGTTGAACTTAACTAACAGCGATAGGATGCAGGACGTGAGTCCTGCATCCTACTTATTATCTAGTTATTGAGTTAACTGTATCAAAAACCAATCCTTAAGTCTCGGTATTTAATACGGAAGGGATGATGATAGTGAAAACAGCTACACGCGTGATCAGTACCAAAGTGATATCGGAACCAGCACCTCCTGTTAAATTGATATTAACGCTAGATGATGATAGAACTGTGTTAGCATTAACAGATGCTGATGTCAGTGCTTGCTGTACCACTGCTGCAGCTACAACCAATATTATTGTCAACGGTACAACATTTGCTAAAAGTAAAGTAGTTGCTATAGAGTTTGCACACGGTTGGTCCTCCAACACCATTCTAGATTTTTTTCTTGGCGAGTTTACATCATTAAATAAACCATTCAATATACCTAATTGTGTTACTAGTATTGGTAGTTATTTTCTCTATGGTTGCACGTCATTTAATCAACTATTAACTATACCTAATTGTGTCACTAGTATTGGTAATAGTTTTCTCGGTGGTTGCACTTCATTTAATCAACCAATCACTATACCAAATATAGGTGCTGGTCATAATTTTCTCTATGGTTGCACTTCATTTAATCAACTATTAACTATACCTAGTACTGTTACTAGTATTAGTACTTATTTTCTCTATGGTTGCACTTCATTTAATCAACTATTAACTATACCTAATTGTGTCACTAGTATTGGTAATGGTTTTCTCGGTGGTTGCACTTCATTTAATCAACCAATTACTATACCTAGTACTGTTACTAGTATTGGTAATTATTTTCTCTATAGTTGCACTTCATTTAATAAACCAATCACTATACCTAGTACTGTTACTAGTATTGGTAGTTATTTTCTCAGTGATTGTACTTCACTTAATCAACCAATCACTATACCAAATACAATTACTAAGGTTGATGATACTTTTCTCTATGGTTGCACTTCATTTAATCAACTATTAACTATACCTAATTGTGTCACTAGTATTGGTAATAATTTTCTCTCTAGATGCACAGCATTTAATTACCCATTATCAATACCTAATAGCGTTACTAGTATAGGAAACGCATTTATATATAACACTAATAATTTCACAGAGATATTAACAATTTCACCATCAGCGATTAATGCACTTAGTAATGATAATAACACACTGAGTAATACTACTAGCACAGCACCTACCTATACTAGTGGTATTAAAATTGCAGGGTTAACATCTACTGAGTTTACGCAGTTACAAACTAAATTACCAAACCGTACAATAGTTCCATATCGTAAATTAGTACGTGTATAAAAAATAAATATTACGTGGATGAGGGTTGGGGATTTACCCCAACCCTCCAAATCGATTAACCATAGACAAAAGTATCCAGGATACCAAATAATTCGTCGCCACGTTCCATAATCCATACCGAAGCAAGCATTCGATGTTCCTCAGTTGACAACAGTGATTCTACTTCCTTACTTCCAAAATATTTACAGAACTCGGCATCCTTCCACTCCAATAGTAATTCTCGACACTCCCTGGACACTTTTAACAGATTACCATCGGTAATCATATTACCGGTTTTTGTATCATAGATACCATCTTCCATGAGAACATACTGACTAGTTGCTCTGATACCACTACCCATGGGTGGTTGACCAGGAGCTCGTTCAATAATATAGTGTTCCCAATCCTTGATCTTCAGATCAACAGCACCAAGCCCATCTCTACAAAACCAATGTAATTCAACCGGATAAGACTGATTGTTGTCATCAGCATAACCATTTCCTTTAGCTTTGTACCAATCAGCCTTTGTCCCACCGTGATCTTGGATTAGTCTACCTAGTACGTTGTTATCGTCGCTAGATTCAATTTCTGGCCTCTTACCACTTATTTTTCTGGTACCCTTACCAGCGATTCTTCTAACATAACCTATCAGTGATCCCTTTGTCAGAATGTAAGCTTCTCCATTGCCGCCATCTTGTTCTTTCCACATTGCGGTGATGTCAACATCATCAGGAATTAATAAGTCACCATCGGGTTGTCCTTTCCACTTTGGAGACTCATCAGCTATCGGACTCTCCTCGTATATCTCTGTGTTCAGTATGTCATCCTGATCGTAGTTATTCATTTTAAATTACCTCTTTCTTTTATAGTTGAGCGTAGTCTGGCATATCTTTTAACTTAGCTGATATCATCAGACTATCTGGGTTATAGAGGTTCCATGCAACCGCTGCAATCTGCCAGTTATTGATACCACTACCTGGGTCACTCCTAGAAATTTCACCGAGATACTCAACTAGTAACTTTTTACCATCGCTACTGAGTAGCCCAGCGTGTTTACCGTGGTGAAAGTATGTTGGCTCATCAAGGCGGATACACGTATCAGCTGGTAAACCTTTATCACGGTTAAATAATATATCAGGACCAACCAAGTGAAAATGTGGAACTGGTTCACTGTCACCGTACACAACCATGTCAAGTCCCTGATGAGTTTCCGGATCCCAGATAGCTGCCATCTCCGATAGGTAGTCATCCTCCCTTGCCCCGATGACAAGTTTCCACTCGGCAAATATTAAATTTACCAGTTCAGCTCTGTACGGTGACATATCAGCGTGATAGTCACTCAGATAATCTCGGATCGTTACGAATGGATGAATGTCGATGTTACGTTCAGATGCATCCTCCGTTATTACCCTGATTAAATTTTTTCTGATTTCCTCTTTATCCTTCATTACCTGTCTCTCCTTTTTAATTAGATTGGTGGTGGATGGTAGAGGGTCAACTGACCCCTTACCATCCACCATTACGTTCATTTGGTTTACTTAGTATAGGTGATACACTATACAATAGTGAAATAATTATTTCTATTGGTTCATTTTCTTTATTTGAGTTAATTAGACATGACTGATGCATTTACACACAATGGGTTACTGATCCTTTGATGATAAAAACATTCGAATTCGATGGTTTACTAGTGCTTCTTGATACACTATTACATTCTGGATCTATAATTGATGATGGCCCATTTATTTTAATCGGGTTGCTATCATACCTGGACATACTATATTATAGCGGGTTACTTTGATACCATGGTCCATTCTCTCATATTGGGTTACTGGGGTAAGTCTGATCAGTTCATTTTGTCTCTCTGGTACACTGAAACATCATTGATCCACTGATGATAATTGGTTTACTATGCGAATGTGGTTCACACCGGTGTTGTTGGTTTACTTCCTTATTCTGGCTAACTATGTAGCAGTGGTCTACTCTATTTGTTTGGTATACTATGCGATACCGGTTGCTAAAAACGATTGGTACATTTTATACTATTGGGTTACTATGTTGCGCTGATATGCACATTGTCTTTTGTTTGGTTGATACTTTTGCTATGGTCCATTCACACACAGTGGGTTGCTAATGTAGCATGATTTACTGCATCATACTGGGTTACTCATAAGAAATGGTACATTTGAAATGAATGGTTTGCTACTATGATATGATTCGTTCAACATCATTGGGACATTTACATTTCCACAACACGTTCAACATCTGCGGGTTGATTGATAACATTAACACGTTGGTGAGTATCGGGTGACTGTTATTTCTTGGCACACTGTCATACTTTGGATTACTGACATCAAACGACACGTTGTATCATCTGGGGTTGCTTCGAGTTTCCGACAAGGTTGGCATTGATTGGGTTGCTAATTCCCGTTGGCTCACTCTATGCACAGGGGTTACTGGATTAATCTGATTCGTCTATTTCTATTGGGTTGCTCGGGTTGCATTGACAAAGTAACTTCCTCGGGGTTACTTTTTATTTCTGGTACAGTTCAATTTTTTTGGGTTACTCTAGTACACTGGGGTAACAGTACAGATTCCTTGGGTTACTGTATTACTTTGGTACATTTCCCTTCCTTGGGTTACTACCACTGTTTGATTCGCTCGGATTGTGTTGAGTTACTTTCTTGCTCGGACATGTTTTTTCTTTTCTGGGTTACTTATATCAGTTGACAGTGATTTATTTAAATGGATTACTCACAACCCTTGGGATACACTGGTAACATTTTAATGTTATGGGTTGCTTATATCAGGTGATAGCATTGACCGAGATGATTCTCTGCCAACAGTCAGCTGATACATTTTTGCACATCGGAGTACTTAACCACGATGAGTACATTATCGGATAATGGGTTACTTAAACCAAATGACACATTTATTTTCTTCGGGTTACTTAGTCACTCAGACACGCTTGTAAGGTTTGGGTTTATCTTTTGTATCTGTGGCCAATTCAGTTTTATCGGGTTACTTTATCCTGATGATACGTTAAATTTCGTTGGGATGCTTCTATTCCCTGATACACATTGTTTTTTCGTTGGGTTACTCTCCTTGCCTGGTACATGGTTGATGGCAATGGGTTACTTACTTCTCCTGGGATTCACTGGGAATGAATGGGCTACTAATTCACATAGATATAGTTATATATTCTGGGTTACTTAGTTAAACCTGATACATTTCCATTCCTTGGGTTACTGAATTATGAACAATTCATTTCAATTTGGGTTACTATTTAACTTTGACTTGATTTCCCATAATGGTTTACTATCGCATCGAGGCTCACTGTTTAAGCTTTGGGTTAATTTTCCTGCTTGGTACGTTTGTGTATGTTGGATTGTGCACATACACTGGACACATTTGCTCCATTTGGATTACTATGTTGCAGTGACACGGTTAATTGTTACTGGGTTACTTTATATACAAGGACACACTGTTCTAATTTGGTTTGATTGCTTACCTTTGGTACGTTTGCCATGTTTGGGTTGCTAGATGCATAGGACTGATCAGATCAGTTTAATTTGCGTCGTTTACTTTTATTCTTTGGAGGATCATACTCCCAGGTTGCTGGCATTTCCTGATTTGACCTTACATATGATGGATTATTCATGTTAGTCTCATCATACTTACCTGCAAAGTAATAATCTTTACTTTCCGGAATGATACCATATTCAAAGTTCCACAGATAGCAAGCCACTTGCCAATTAGTGTACTCTGAAAAATCATGATGGCTGGAATTAAAAAATTGCACGATTTTTTTAAGATCAGCGTTAGTAATTACCCAATCAAGAAAGCTGTCACTGTGATATTCCATGCCACTATCTATGAAATGTAATCTTGCTACTTTGGTTTCATTCTTTTTGGGGTACATGGCATTAAATACTTTGAGATAGGGATTACCTATTTTCTCTCGTACTGGATTTACCTGAACTCGTAGTTTTAATTCTTCACTTGTTCCGACCGTAGCCATTTCTGTAAATTCTTCGTCATCAGCCTGATAACTTACGTACTCACGGATCAACTTAGTTATCTCCTGAAATGTTTCAGTCAATTCATTTAATTTACTGAGAATATTTAAATCATCATCTATCATTTTAATTTCCTTTCTTTGATACTATTTGTAAATAAGAGTGGCGAACAAATGTTCGCCACTCACTACTATCGATGTCCACCAGATAACCATCTTCCTACGTTCTTTCTGATCTTCTCACTGACAGCATCTATCAGTTCACTGGCACTGATATCACTGTACAGACATGCATTGACAAGTTGAAGGAAAACGTCTGCCAGTTCCTCCTTCTTCTTATCTTGATCTAGGTGATATTTGTATCCCTTTCGTTTAAAGCTAGTTTCCTTCCACCTAGTATCACACTGTTTGGCTTCCGATGCTTCTTCGATAATACCGTTAATAGCTAGCATGAAATATTCTGGCTTGTCACCAACTGGTATCCTGAGCACTGTCTCGTTTACTTCTTTCTGCGTTGTGAAAATTTCTCCTACTGTCATTGTTACTGACTCCTTTCTAATGGTGTGGAAGGTGTCGGAATTCCGACACCCTCCACAATAATTAAATATATATCAACTTGCTTCATGGTATAATTGTGGTATACTTGATTCAACGTATGAATCTTCGTCAATATCCTCCAGTATCCAAGAAATACAAGTATATTTTTTTACACTGTTATCAATATTTGGGGGTGGTTGAAAATTGGTATATTTAAACACCCATCCTTCTTCAATGGTAAATTTATCAAGGTTATATGCTTCATACCATTCATTGGTTAGAGAGATAAAATTATCTATATCACCGTTAGCCCATAGTACTATAGCTTTTCGAAGAAGTATAACCATCCTATCATCATTTGGTATGGTCTTAATATACTCACAGGTGATGGCATCAATCACCAGCACACCATCATCTGTTAAAACTGTTGCATCGTGTTTATGAAAATCTGAGTGATAGATACGATTTTCACATGATTCAGCTTCAATATCAGATTTATATGGTAACCCACAGCAGCCCCAACAGCTTTTATTCATTTTAGGTACCTCCATGATTTTTTAATTCTACTTCTAAATCTACCTTGGTATCTCGACCACCAGCTCCAACTAATGGATGTTCATACCAATGTATTTTAATTGCAAGATCAACATTTCTGTAGGTTACAACGCAATAACCAATAGCATGACACCATAACATCTTGTATTACCTGTGCATTGGCAAAATAACCACGTTGTACCGATTCATTGATCCTGACTGAAACCTGGTCAGGTGTCATCCCTGCTACGCTCTCAAAGAATTCGTTGCTAGTTTTGTAAATCATATCGTTACTCTCCTCTATAGTTAATTATGTTGCTGTCCCATACCACTGTAGAATATATCACCATACGCCTGAAAACTACGATAAAAAGAATAAGATTGTATATGGTTAACCTGGGAATATTCCCAGGTTAACCATAGCGACAATATTAATCATCAGTAGGTGGTAACTTATCAATGATATCTCGTAATTTATTAGCTCCATCGCTAATAGCATCAAGACGTTCTGATAGAAATTCCAATAGAGCTGGTAGATCAGCAATCCGATCATCACTGTTACGATGTCTCTCAGCAAGGTCATATATGGCGAATGAACCAAGTGACATGTGCTGGAGAACTGTTCTGATTTGATTAACCGTTTCAACCGGTAGATCATTCAGCTTACTCACAGGCATATTTGGCTTATCTTGTGACTGCCCATAGGTATTCAGAGCTAACTTTATAGCATCTACTATGAAGGACCACCGTGGAATCGTCGGTATCAGGTCTATATCATGGTTGATCGGGTAACGATACTGTACCGAGTAATTACAGTTCCATTTAGTAGGACATGAATACAATATCACAATATCTTCCTTCTGAAAGGAATTTGACTGACTGTAATATTGTAAATAATCATGTTCAAACCTAATATCTGCGATTTGGTAATATTGATCACTACCACTTGTATTTTCAACATCAGACCTAATATGAACGCTTACATGACGACATCCGATATAGACTTTCAATGCAAATTCTGCTCCAGAATATACCGGGTAAATACCCGGACCAAGACGTTCTATTAAATTTTGTAAATCCCTGTATGTTTCCATGCTGATAAACTCCTTTCTACGTTATACTGACATAGTCAATGAATAATTTTATCCTCCTATACATAGAATATATCATCGTTTATATTCACCGTATTCTGGACATACAGATGGAACTAGTACCATGGCTGGACCAGCCATGGTACTAGTTCCATTCCATACTGATTAATCTAAATACTATGTGGATCCTGATATGTCGTAACATCCCTAGCAATAGTTGTGTTTTCAACAAGTAACTCAGATGTATTAACGAGCTCTCTACCTTTTGTGTTATTTCCCTGCACATATGATAGTGCTTCTTCTAACCCACGCATGATGCTTTCTGCAACATTTACCCCATCCATATTCATACTACTCCTTTCTTGATAGCCTGAATTAAAATTTTATATCTAATGTTCTGTCATCATCGTAGAGTGTATCAACATAATTATATACTATACGTGATCACAACACTATAACCGCATAACCCAAATGTAATTATACGATGAAAGGTGGGCAATCAACATGCCATCAACACTAAATCAAACATATGATCAGATCAAAGCAACTCACGGTGCTCCTGGTATCCAGGTAGCGTCTCCGGTAACACCAATGCAAAGAACCGTTGCTAACCTGACATATAACTCATCAAATCCTAAGTTACTTGCATATCGATCACAGGTAACCTCTGAGTGTGATAAGCTGAAGGAAGCTTGCTACAAACATCTGCTGCTAGATATCTACGTGAAAGTTATACCGTTTGATCAGGGATACGCTGACAATAACAGGGGTATATTCTCCGGTGATATCAACAGGGCACTAGCGGATAGAAACATGACTGCTACCCAGTACTTCCAGTCAGCCTACAAGGAAACAAAGGCTCCATTGTTGGAACATGTTATCCGGTACGTTGACAGTGTCAGTTCACGGTTCTTTGAGGATGCGATGGAGAAACGAGCTGAGGACAGTGAATCTGGTGTCGATACTCCTCCACCGGAAACTGATGAGTTAGCTACCGACAGTCAGCTGGTTGATATTCAGGCTGATGATGAGTATGAAAACTTTATCGACAAACTGAAACGAAAGACAGTGTCGAAGATTGTCAGTGATATCTCTGAACTGATCGCTGACAAGAAAGAGGAACGTGATATCACTTTTTCACCTGATACTGATCAGGGATCAGTGGAAGAGGAACTTGGAATGGAAGCACCACCTGAAGAAGAGGGTGAAGAACTAGCTATGGAAGCTGGTAAATCTGAATCTGATACCGATGAAAAGAAAACTAAAAAAGAAACTGTTCACTGGCATGGAAAAGAATTCCTATTAAAAAGTAAGAAGCCAGTACAAGAATCAGCTTTCACAGTAGCATTCGACTATGTTGCTGAGCAAGTTGCTAAAGCAGGTGTAGAACTAACATATCATGAAGGAGTTCTTGACCCCATAAATGATAAACTATATCCTAAAACTGTAGCTAAACCTATCACAACGGTTGAATCAGTCGCTCTCGATGATCTAATTGCTCTAGCCATACGTGAATCAACACTTAATGCTATTGACAGTGTATTTCTTCAGCCAGGTTGGAAACTGGAACACTTTCGTACCAAGGTACGACTAGGCAAGGGAATAGTGATCAATGAGAATACTATCATGTCACTGGTAGGCTCAACCAAAGCTTCATAATAATATTTAATGTAATAAAAGTAGATGAGGGTTCAAACCCTCATCTACTTTTTGCAATTCATGGTACAATTATATATTATCACTGGAAAGGAGATTGTAGGATGAATATAGTAATTGATTTGGATTATGCTACTAAGGATGAACTTATTCGCTACATTCATTGTTTGGAAACTGCTATACGTAGTATTAGGGTTGATAATGTACATTTTGTCTGTGATACCTGTAACTATGTCAATGAACCTAGCTACGTACGTGATGATGTATGTGACGGTTGCTACGATGACAGTGAATTTAAAAATTGGGAATTGGATATCAACCGATATGGTCGAATGTATCAGGAAATTGGAAGGAAGGTGAAACATGAAAAAGGTATATGGCTTATCCCAGGTAGATCCACACAGTAAGTTGATACCGTTGGAGTATCTACATGAGGACATACTGAGCAACAATGAGAGGGTAGCTAGGATAGCTAGGTTATACTACGCTAATCACTATGCAACTAACTATGAACGAAAAGTAATAAAACGCAGGGAACGACGTGAGTTAACACTGGTACTGATGTCCATCACCACTATAGGTACAGCGTTGATATTCATAGCGATCAGGAGGTTATTCGGAATATGAGATTGCTACTACTCGGTGATCTTCACATCGGAAGTATCCGTGATACCGACTATGTCTATCGGATTATCATTGGTATTATCGACCGTGAGTTGGTGTTTAATCACTGTGACATGGTGGTATCACTCGGTGATTACTTTCACAGGTTATTCAGAGTAAATGAGGAGTACGTGCTACTAGCTATAAACGTGATGAGTTACCTGGTGAGAATCTGTCGAAAGACAAAAACTAAGATCAGGTTGATCTACGGTACCGAATCACATGAGATGAATCAGTATCGGTTGTTTAACTATCACCTGTCCAGTGAATCACTTGACATGAAGATCATTACCACGGTAACGGAGGAGAGTGTATGTGGAAACTCAATACTCTATCTACCGGAGGAATACATGGGGGATAAAAGTAAACACTACTCCGATACCCTATACTCGGGAAAGGCGTATGATTACATCCTTGGACATGGAATAATATCTGAGGGTATGCCGATGGTACGCTATGATGATAATCAACGATCAGGTGAAAAGAAAGTTCCACATTTCAGAGCTGGTGAGTTACAGGAAGCTAGCAAGTTAACTGTATTCGGTCACTATCACGTGCTAACCAGGATGAAATCTGTGTACTACCTGGGATCACTGTTTCGTGATTCATTTGGTGAAGAGGATCCAAAGGGATACGGGATAGCGGAGAATCATAGGTTTACTTTCGTTGAGAACACGGAAGCATATCTGTATAGATCATATCGATACAACGATAGCTCACCCCTATATGGTAACTCTGATCTGCTGGTGGGTGAACTCGATCGTATAAAAAAAGATAACGTTGATATATTTGATGGTACCCGACCAGGTAAGATACGGTTGATATTTGACCTACCATCCACCGTGGAAGTGGGATTTCGTGAGAAGTTACAGTCACTGCTATCATCGGAAAAGCAGATCACAACGTTGATCACCGAAACAAAAATTGATCAATCGGAGTTACTGTCGTCGGTGGAAGCAGAGTATGATTTCATCCTTGATAAAAATCTGAATGTTACCGATAAGATCTACCGGTACATATCAAAAAAATATCCAGACACAGAACTAACCTATGATGAGTTGATTGAGTTCATCGGTAGTGATCTGAAACTGTGATAGTGAATGATCGGTGGTCCCAACGATGGGACCACCGATCATTATATCATCAATGGGTTACTATCCTCATAAGAGGTAATGAAGGCGTTCTGTGTTCGCTCCACGGAATCACTATTATCTCGTAGAAACTCCGTGGAACGAACAGTGATTTTCAGTTTCTGGGTCTGGGTTACTTTACCGCGATGATGCATTTGAAATGGATGGTTTGCTATTATGATATGATGTTGCTTGTACCGGGTTACTGAATTACTTTGGGCCATTGTTTTCCACATCTTGAGTTACTAAGTGCATTATGTTTTTTATTCCCGGTGTCACATTAGTTACACTTGGGTTACTTAAATTTTTTGATTCACTGATGGTTGCTGGGTTGCTGGCACTTCACGATTCACTTAGTAGCAGTGGTTTGCTATTTTTAGTTTGGTATATTTATAACCAATGTTCAGATCTAGCTACCAATTTACTTTTTCTTTAGGGTTACTGGTCAATCATGGTGCAACGTAAGACGTGAGAGGAATGACGCTCGGATTGTGTTGGGTTACTCGCAGTATGGTTTGGCAAATTAAGAACTTCTGGGTTGCTTTGGCTCAATGATACGTTTCGATCCACGTTCATTCCTTGGGTTACTAACCAATCCGGTAGATATCCAGGTTATGATCATGGTAGTCGATAATACATTTACTAATTTCGGAGTAGTATCAGATTCCGATACACTGATACCCTATGGGTTACTTCATATGGTTGGTGAGAGTGTTGATCGCTCTGGGACGATGATTGTGACTGTGTACCACGGCACACTTGGAAGAGTTGGGTTACTGTGCTTTTTAGATGTAATGATAAGGCTAGGGTTGCTACTATACCCCTGATACGCTTTGTCACTATCGGGTGACTGGTTAATATTGAGCCATTGTACGGAGGTGGGTGTATTGCGAAGCATGATACATTTAAGCTCTCTGGATTACTTTCCTATAGTGGATTATGGTAAGTTAAAATTGGTTATTGTCTCCCATGGAATTCTCAGAATGTCTGAGATTCATGTTACTGTCATCGGATTACTAAACAAACATGTTACAGTATTTCGTTCTGGGTTGTTTCAGCATATTGGCTCACTCATTGATATCGGGTCACTTTCGGTTTTAGACTTATTTTTCCGAAACTGGGATTGTTTCTGACTTTGGACACGGTCTCAGCTTTTGGGTTACTTATATAGCACAGGCACGATTATTACAACACTTGGGTTACTCTCCGTACTGCTGGTTGACGAAATTAAGTTTTTGCCATTGGGTTATTTAGTCATAATGATACACGTATTATCACAGCTGGGTTACTAAACTCATCTGGTATATTTTTCCCGATGGGTTTGCTTTGCATCCTTGATCAACGGTGTACAAGTGCCTTACTGGTAAGGCACTTGTACACCGAAGTGCATGATTAAGTTTTATTCAATGGGTTACTATGTTTTTCAGATACACAATATGAATTAGGGTTGCTTTCTACCCATAGGTTATTTGTCGAATTACTCATAAGTGGGTTTATTGTGGGTTATGATACATATTGTATGCGCTGTGTTACTATTGGGGAATGGTATTTTCTCCCTTCAAGGAGATAATATATCATCTCAAGTTGAAGGATACGCAGTAGATGGTCGTGGTGATTATCACCACGACCATCTACTTTCTATCAGGAAATCAACTATTCGGGATAGCTCTGATTAGCCTTAGCTCTATTCGGTCTGTACTTTTCACGCAGTTTAACAATCTGCGGGCTGGGCTTATGGGGAGCTTTGTCCAACTTAACCACTGCATAGGGTGGCGGTATCGGCCTACCCTCGATCAGTGCCCATGCTACGAAGAGATCCGCAAGGAACATCTTGACCATGTAGCGGTTTGCCATCGCATGGATGTGACCTGCTGTTTTATTCTGGTGAGCCGGGCTGTTGTTCAGCCTGTTTTTATATCCGTAGTATATATTGGCATAGTAGCTCGGCTCAGTGATCCTCTTATTCTTCTCATCGCGTTCGCCGGTGTATATAACCGCTTTCATAAAATTGGGTCCAAGAACACCGACTAACTTGGTCTTGAGAAACGGATTATAGGTAATGGATTTCCTAGTGTCGATCTCACCGTTCTTGTTCTTGTACTCAACCATCACCTGGTGATCGACCTTCTTGGATCTTCCCTCAACGACCACCAGCGGTACCAGTTCACCATCCTCATCTTCGACCATGATCGGTGTGCCATCCTCGTTGAATTTGGGAACCGGAACCGTATCCACTCCAGCGTATTTCCAGAATGACGAGACATACCTGGCTTCGTCCATGTCAAAACATGAGATGATAACACCGGCTATCAACCACCCACACCCGCGAACATCCTGCAGAAACTCTGTCCAGATAGGATGAGTCTTGAGAGCTTCCCTGAGGGGCTTCTCGAGATCTTTCTCCGCCGCTAGCATGTTGAAGTAGGAACGCAGCATAGCCAACTCCGATTCATTGGATATTATACCTGCGCCTGATTTCTCCAGGGCTTTCTTGAAGCGGATATTGTTCTCAGCCATGCACTGGGTGATATTTCGGTAGTCCTGCCTGATATAGCTGAAGAAGTCCGAAGTACTCATCTCTTCGTCGTCATCACCCTTGAGGAAACTATCCGAGATACCAAGTTTGCTCAGGAATGCTTTCATCTCCTCAAGCCGCTGCTTCTTCTGTTTTCTTGCCTCCGCTTGTTCCTCTTTCGATGCATCATCTCTGAGCTGCTTGGGTTCCGGGGTAAGATTTAACTTAGCCCGGATCTGTCCGTTGATGCGCTGACCTATGGCAATCCTTACTTTCTGGGTGTCATAGATTCCCTGCACCATTCCTTTTATGGTTACTTGTTCTGGTGTTTTCACTGTTTGCTTTCCTTTCATTTTTAATTATCAACAGGGTAGATTACTCCCCCATTAAACCGTACATGGGTTGCTTATTATCAGTGATATCGAAGATACTAAAGTATCCTGGGCTACTTGTACTGGCCGGTAGAATGATAATCAGGGGGAGGCATCATGCCTCCCCCTGATATCCTACTGGTTGTTGTCTGAGCTATCATCCTTACTATCACCTAGCATATCCTTTTCTGTGGTTATTATCGCTAAGTGCAACTGAGCCATCAGTAGATCATGGTCGTCCACGGATCTAACGCATACGTAGTTATTATCACACTGGTTAGCTTTGGGACATTCACCGCAGACAGCGCTGATGATATAATCTGAATGTTTTTTAAACCACTTGAGCTTTACATTCATCTGGATAAATATCACTGTCAGATTAGCTATCCACATCAGTATTAGCAGCGACGGTAGCAGGATATCGATAAAGATCCTGGGAACCGTTGGTATCGTTGCCAGTTGCCAGATTCCTGTTCCGATGAAAATGGGACTTACTAGGATCATCAGGTGATCATTCTTAGTTAGCGTCGACCATAGCAATTTTATCTCTTTGAATACTTTCACCGGTGTTCACCTTCCCTATTTCAGTTTAAATTTACCTTGCACTCGTATGTGCATTTCCAGTGATAACATTACTATTACCGTTGGTTGGTTTCCGATTACTATTTGGATAACCGGAACACCATATTTCCCCAAGCATGCTGCTGATCAACTTTGAACCCGATGGTAGCAGCGATGTTTTGTTCTCGATCTCTTTCATCAGAACTGGTAACCAATCCGAATTAATTCCGGAGTTCTCACCAAGAACTTCTTTTAATCTGATCGCTAGGTTGTTGCCATCTCCCATGTTAAACTTTCCAACACGCGGATCATTGTGGATAGCGCTGAGGAGTTTCCAGGTATCGGAATGCGGATCATTCTGTGATATCACCGGTATTCCCACTGAACCCTTTCCCAGCTGGGATATCGAGAGATACTTGAGGTAGCTCTGATAGATCGCATCCTGCAACTGATCATAGAAAGCAGCTGCTAGTATCTTGTGACTAGCGGATCGAAAATGATCCTTGATCTGATCAAATACCCCAGCTTTCACGCACTGCTGTTTCTGAACATTCGAGATGAAACTTATTGCGTTTGGAATACCGCTGATATTTATCGGGTGTGATTCCACCTTTGGTTCAGGTTTACTTGGCACGGTCAGCGTTACCTCAGCTGGTTGAGACATTAGTTCCTTTCTCCACCGGTAGTAGTTTGACCTGATAGAACTCACCGCTAGGTTAAGTTCCTTGGCAACAGCCTCCATACCGATATCATCGCAACGGTTAACAAGCATCAATTTAAGTTCCGGTGTCCATGCTCTTGTTCCCTGGGTACGATTTGTTTCCTCGACCAGCTTGACAAAGGATCTCACCTCGGTGGAATTATTATCAGGGTACTGATCAACGTAGACAATATCGAGTTTCTGATCCTCCGGTAGCTGAGCATAGTAACTCGGTGCCAGGTAGAACAGCACACCTTTTTCGATTGATTCCATGACCGACGGCGACAGCTTGGCTATGAATTTGGTGAAGTTAGCAGTGTCGACAGTTGTAATATTTGCACACTGGATGTATGTTTCGCTTTCGCTGATAAACTTGATACGTATGCCGCTTTTCTGCGAGGTACTGAACGGAGCTATCAACAACCTCCTGGAGCCAGCTATCGTTGATTCGCTCTGGAGGATAACCACATACCTGCTGTAGTGCATCCTGCCCATATCCCTGACCACGTCATCATGGGTTCCACCCTTTCTACCGCAGACAGGATCTTCCCAGAACCACACCTGACCAGGTTCAAATATGGTGAAATCCTTCGGTGCTAGTTTACGGTAGTTGAGAATAAACATCGACGATGAATCATCAGCTACGTGGTTTCTAGGCTTCTCGTTGTCAGCCTTGGATTTCTTCTGTTCCAGCAGACAATCCGAACAGATGTTCAGTGGTTTCTTGCTCGCCTGTCTAGCTTGGTAGTTTGCGTAGGTTAGCTTGAATGGCTTATCGCAGCTCACGCATTTCTCACTCAGGTATTTGATCTCGTTCGAACACTTGGAACAGAGCTTATTCTCAGGATATGGGACATTCCAATCTGCCCTGTGTTGGATGTTATCCCTGGTCACCTGACTCTTTTTTCCACATTTGCTACACTTGAAATGTGTTTCTGGTTCTACCTTTTCCATCGGTAACTTGTCCTTTCTGATTTATTAGTTTTTAATCATCCTTTGATTTTATCCGCTAGCCATATGATTTACCTCCCTACTGTTTCCATTTCATACTACATATAATATATCACTATCCCCGGGAGCTTATTGCTCCCGTGGGACAGCGTATAAATATTATCTTAAAAATTATATGGTATACCGGTGATCTGTTCATAGTCATCTGAGGTTATCAACCCAAGGTTACGGTACTCGCTAAGAAAGGCAGCTCGTTCCAACGGAAGATATAGCTCCTGTATCCGTTCAAGAGCTACTTTCTGATCATCGGTAAGGTTATCACGGTTGCTAAAGTCAACGTAGAAAAATGATTTATCGTATACCCTAGCCATCTGGGGAATCTCCTTTCAGCAGATCTAGGAATGGTTGATAATGTTTGTCCACCAGTTTGATGAATCTGAAGTAGTTAGCGTTGCTTTTCATCAGTTCCTCCTTCACATCATCCTTCTTCCTACTTTCATCGTTGATGTTTTTAGCACCGGTGTTTTTTATCTCAACTTCCAGCGACATCGACGGTATGAAGAAATCTGGAATGTAGAAGTGGGACTTACCATCATACTCATACCGGTAGATATGGGGTGACGGTGCCATGATGTCCGATGATTTCCACCGAAGGGTACGATCGAGATAGACTAGAAAATCTAACTCATATGTACCAACGTATGGTAACTTTACCGAGCGATCACTCCACGTGTACTCACCGCTGATACGCCTAGCAGCTAACATTTTCTTCTGGATCTCCGGATCATCCAGTAGGTGGATCTTACCATATTTCCCGATCATACGGTCCTTGAACTGCTCACGGTACTTGGCTTTGCAAGCTGGGTTGTTGCAAAATCTACAGTACTTCATCGTGGACCGGTTAAAATCAGTTTCGTTTTTGCATATCACGCAAGCACCACGATCTTTACCGGTGAGAAGATAGTAGACCCAACGGTAACCATCCATATCCTCCGGCAACAACTCACGGTGACGGTTATCATAGTGCTGACCCATGGTCTGTTTACTATCGGTGGAAAACGCACAATATTTACACCTGATACGTTTACCCCTGGTAGCCTGGGAGTAGTACATTGGTCTCAACCTACTGAAAGCGTACATCTGTCAAACCACCCCTTTAATCTATGATTCTTGATCTTAGGTTACTGTGAGGTCGCTCACTTATTATAATAAATGTAGTATCCACCAAAGAGTAATTAGTGGATACTTAGCTATCAACGTAGAAAGGGAGAGATTAGTAACATGAACTTTAAATTTTCATATGATACCAACCAGGTTCTCAGTGTTCTGAGAACGGAAGCTAGTAAACTCAAGCACGATATTTTCGACATCATTATCCTCGGTCACAATCGACAATCATACAATAAGAAGATCTTTCTGAACCTACTGAATGATACCCTGCGTGAGTGGGAGAGCTACGGAAAACAACTTCGTACCGCACTCGGACAAACAAAGTTCGACAACGACAGGAAGATCAAAACGATACCGTATGCTGACATCAAAGGCTATGTCTATGCCAGGTATGATTACCCGTCAGTGTTGAAATTTATCGACGGTACGATCACCGGTATCAGTGAGAATAATATCGAAAATTCAGGCGATGTCAGTGAATTCTTTGAACGTACCCTGGAATTAGCTTTCAAGTTAAACGTTGATACTGTCGGTGGACTTATCGAGCAAACCTTTACTAGGATTGCACCCGCTAACTGGGAAGTGATCGATACCCATGAACGGACCATGTATGAGAATATTCGAAGTTACAACGAATTATTTCCAGCCGGTGACAGAGCTCAGGTATTTGAATCAGTGGAAGAGGCTGTGAAAGCTCTGCTGGATATCGACAATACTTACGGTGGATCAGAGAATATTCAGTATAATAGAGATATTCTAATAGCACTGATCAATTGCACGATGGAATACGTACTGTTCACAATATACGCATATATTCTTCGAATAGCTGCGATAGGCATCTACTTTCAACCAATCTGGGAGGCTAATCAGGTCGTACCCACTGAGTATCTTAGTAGCGAAGAGGGACACATTCATCCTGTTGGGGAAGCTACCGAAACCGATGAGAAGGATGAGAAAAAAGAGGATATCAAAGATAAGGATGACAAAAAAGATACCGGTGAGAAAGAAGAGAGTTCCGATAAAGAAGGTGCCTATGAACCACTACTAACATATGATCATGTTAATATACGTGATGTCCGTAAACTGAAAGCTTTCTTTGAAGTTCTACGTGAGTTTGCTCTGTGGGCAGGTGTATCAAATTCTGACCTGGTAGAAACAAAGAGTACTTGGGTCGATGATAAGAAGATCGGTAGTAACTCACTGCTCAATTTGTGCGCTGATAATCAGTTGCACCTGCTAATTAGGGATCACATGGATGGTCTGTGGAATCAGGGTCAGGTGACAAACAATGCATCACTGGAGGAGTTTCGTCACAACCTACGATGTGCTTTGACACCTGCTCTTCAAGCTCTACCATGTTCAGTGACAGCAAAGGATATGATACTGCACATCATACGCGGTACCAACGTTGGAAAGTCTGTATCTGAGATCAAAAAATCTATCGGTGAACTATTCAATTTTGGCTTCTACTTCTGTACCAGGTTACAATCAAGGTTACAACAGTTAGGTGGTGTATATAGCGACAACTTTGGTACGATGATGGACCAAAAATTACTCGGTGAATGTCACACGTTACTGCTGGAATTCTACCAGGATTTCATCTTTGCGGTCTATCGTAAATCGTTGTTCCTAGCTAGGGAACTTGGTAGATCAAAGATCAAGGAAGCCTATGATGTTCATAAACTTGTGAGTATGGATAATTTAGTGAGTGACTGGATGAATGTAGCTGTACCGGATACGATGAGAATGCCTATAGAACTGGAGGATCAGTTCACATTACCGGTGTTCGAGTACCTGGAAATGAGAGATGAGATGCTCCGTAATCTACCTGACTTCAGGGGTGATATCTACCTTACGGAGGAAGCTGGTGGTAACTCATCGCTGATCAACGCTATGCTAGCGTTACTTCAGGGTATCTGGAACTCAGTGAATGCTTTCTTTCGAAACTTTGCACCGGCAGCCAAGTGGGTAACTGCCAATGAAACTGCCCTACTAAATTTGCAGTTTGATGATACTGATCCAAACTGCAAGATGGAAATATTTCCATATGATATCAGTAATATCCGTGAGAGGTTATCTGGGTTGGAAGCCGTGAAGAATATTAACCTGGAAGATGCTGTCAAGAACCTTGATGATTTTACCAAGAAGCTATATGGTACCGATGGTACCGTGTATGACTGGTTTGATAAGTTGGGTTCCGAGAAAGGACTTGCCAGATTCAATAATTACCTGTTATTCGGTAGAACCGATGATGTCCAGGTGAAACCTATCCAGATAACCGGTAACACGATATCAGAGTACCTGAAAGGTAAAGATCGAAAAAGTGGTTGGATTCTCAGTGTAAAACAATCTCCGGAGATCATGAAGCAGTTCAGTGAGATAAATCAGTCACTGATGCAGGTGGTAAATTTTATCAAGGGTAAAGCTGCCAAACCGATCAAAGAATCTGTTTTCACCGAAGATGCAACTACTCCTGGTACAGTTCAGCCAACAGCACCAAATCAAGGTGGTACCACCCAGCAACCAGGTACAGCAGGTACAGCAGGTACAGCAACAAACACGTCGTCAACTACAGCCACAGCAGGTACCACTGATCAACAACCTAATCAACCAAATGCTCAGGATCAGGCCAAACAGCAGAAAGAACAACAGCAGAATATATTTTCCCAGGTAATTAGCAGAGTTCAGAAAGCCATGGTTAACCTGTGGGCTCCTACTTCCAAGGGAGTACTGACAGCTCTTCGGAATGAGTATGGGTACTTAAAAACAGCATATGGAATAGCTACGGCAAAACAAGCTGCTACTGCTCAAGCTCAACCTCAGCAACAGCAAACTCAGACAACTGGTAGCGCTGTCAAATAAATTGACAAATCGAAGGAAACCCGCACGTGCGGGTTTCCTTCGATTTCGATAATATATTCTTACCAGTGTAATATGGGAGAAATACTATGGAGGGTTGAAATGGATAAAGATGATAGTTACTACGATGATATCATACGGTTGATACAGGAAGAGAGGGAGAAATCTTCGGATATATTCTACGGTGGAAATATCAAACCAACCGTTGGTAGACCAAGGTTTGATGAACATGATCCGGAGAGCGAAGTATTCATGACCAGTGAGGATCTTATCCGTGAGAGGGAAAAGGATACCAGTACATCTACGATGAGTTCTCAGAGAAATGTAGCCAGGCACCCAATCGAGGAAACAGTTTACACGAGATTTACAGATATAAATCGAGCACCAAAGTTCTCACAGGAAACACTTGATGCGTTGGCAGAGAACTGCAAACGGGTGATCGTCCATGATTACTCACAGACTGATTTCTATCACCTGTCGGATGAGGAGATCAGACGAAGTGATCAGTTGGCTACGATGAGTATCCAACTTGGAAAGATAAAGTGGTTATACCGATCCGTGAGCCAGTACGTCGAAGCAATGAGAGTCGTCTATGATGCTTGGTCACTACTTGCAGATACCAGCATAATTCACTCGAGGAAAGAATTCTTTGATCATATCTCGGACGGTATCATCGTATCAAACAGAATAATCATCCCAAAGTTACAGGGAATCAACAAGTACAACAGCGAGTTGATCCTACGATATATCGATAATCGTGAGTTGGATCCCAATGATCTTCTACCGACTACCAGGGAAGAACCGGAATCACTGGTATATCAGGAGAGCAAAGCTGAGCATAGGCTCCAACAGACTAGATTTCTGAATGACGACGAACTACAGAGAGTGGATGATCAACTGGACGGTAATGATACATCGGAACCAGTCAGTGTAAAACCAATCCCAAGGAAGTACCTGAAAGGCTATGATGATAGTATCAACAAACGACGCAAGAAAGGTTCCAAGAAAGTTAAACTAACTCAGAACTCGATCAACGCTATCCTACGTCAGATACAGCGAAATAACTACCAGAGATCCGGTGGGTTTGGAATGGCCTACGGTATCACGGAGAATTTCTTTGCTGATACAACCACTGAGTCAAGTTGGGATCGCAATCGGTATGATGGTAGTTGGCAGAACGGTGAATCAGTGGGTATGTATGAACTAGCGATGGATGAGGAACGGTTGACAGAACGCCTACCATATGATACCTACATGACATACGGTGACCTGGAAATGAAACTGTTCTACCGTACGTTGGAGGAACACGGAATAAATGTTGTTGAGCTTCGCAGGATAATTGGCGACGATCCGGAAAGCTACCAGAGACAACGCAGAAAGGATATTAAACGCAGTAACAAGAAAGTGGAATCTGAACTAATAAATCGCATTGAAAAGTTATCACGTGATCCAAAGTTCAAGAAGCTTGTCAAAAGATCAGAGAAGGAACTTGAGAAGTACAATGTCAATCAGTTAAACTATAACCAGGAAGACTAAATAACAGAAAGGAGAATCAGCAAGTGATACCAATGGTAATTCGCATCATGTACATGCAAAATGCAGGGTGGGGAAATGCCCACCAGTCAAAGTTCATCAGTCCACAGATAACAAAGGTACCTGGCAACTTTGACAAGTTCATCGTGAATGTCAACGATCAGGATGAGAACTTCATTATCTTCAGCCGACCAAAGGCATATTTCCTGGAACGGGATGAGAAACCACAGATGAACGAGGAGGACATGCTCCACCTCGGTGAGATCATCTACGGTACCGTGATGAGCAAGTTTCTCTCGGTACCAAAGAACTACCGTGGAAAGTTAATCGTTGAACTTGACATGAGTCAGGCACCTGATGTAAAACACATATTCCATGATTGTAGGGGGACCAACCCAGCAACAGCTTCCACCTATGCTCAGGGAGTGATGACACGATTACTATTTGATCTGATGAGAGATCATGCTCGCAACATCGGTGAAAAGATAGAGTTCAGGGTGAGTGATCGAAACTTCACACCGGATGAGTGCAAGTTACATTTCTTTCCTGGGTGTATTCGAGCAAATACTTCGGAGTGTTGCAAGGTCAGACAATGTGAATCCAATCAGCAGAAGTAGTAATCAAAATCCATGGGGTCCAATAGGACCCCATGGATATGATATTTAAAAATGAAAAGGAGAAATGAAAAATGAAAGATCAGGTAACGATATTTGGAAACGATATGTTTGGAGATCTCAGGATCATTAATATCAAAGGTGAGCCATGGTTTGTGTTGAGAGATGTATGTAATATCTTGGATATCAGTAAAACTTATGATGTTATCAAACGTTTAGACTCAGATGAACATCAAAAAGCTGAGTCCCGGTTGAACCGGGACTCAAGAAGCAATGAACCGATTACAATTATCAATGAATCAGGATTATACTCGGTGATACTACGTTCAGATAAACCTAATGCAAGAGCCTTCAGAAAATGGGTCACATCGGAAGTACTACCGAGTATACGTAAAACAGGAAAATATGAGATTACTGATGCTGGGAAAAAGGCTATGCGTGATGCGACAAGATCAGGACACAGGTTGATTGATAATTTGGTTGCCCTTATTATTCATAAGTGGAATGTGAAAGTTCAGAATCGTAACAGATTACACAGCAGAGTGATGTCTACTGAGATGAATGCTATAAATACCAGTGTCTACGGTCAAACCGCTAGTGAGTGGAAACAAGATAATCCTGATCTACCTGGAAATGTTCGTGATAACAGTGATATGGATGAACTTGTTTTGGTAACAGGTTTACAGTTTGCTGATGCAGCCATGTTGTTAATTGGAACACCAAAGGATATCAGACACGATACTATAGCCACAATCAGTAAAATGTATCATACTATGTCAGAAGATGAGGGTTTACAGGTAGCTGGCCCAGGTTTCATAGTATTTGATGATAACGGTACAGTGACAGAAGCTTCACCGGTACTCAACTATGCCACCGGAGAGATACTTACTTTGCGAGGTCTTATGAACCGTACCAGGGTACCACTTACTAGGGAGGAGAAACAACTTATCAGCGGAGGTAAATAAAAATGATAAAAGATAAGGCATCGCATTTAACGCTGGATACGTTGGAAGTCTACAGTGATGGAGCTTGCTCAGGTAACCCAGGACCTGGTGGATATGGTTACGTGATACGATGGTTGTCACAGGATAAAGATGGTAATTTTAAAGATCAAACCTATGAAGGTTCCCAGGGATTTCGGAGAACAACTAATAATCGTATGGAGATGCTAGGTGCGTTGGAGGGATTAAATACTCTCGGTACATTGGTATGGGACTGGAAAGCTAGTAAAGTTGAAAGAGTTGGAGTATTTACAACGATCAAGGTTATCAGCGATTCATCATACATGTGCAGTGGATTTACCAAAGGTTGGGTTAGGGTGTGGAAGAAAAAGAACTGGATAACGTCATCTAATCAACCGGTGAAAAATATAGATCTGTGGATTCAGATAGATAATACTATCGAAGAACTACAAAAGAGATTAAATCTCACAACAAGGTTCATCCACATACCTGGACATAAGGGTTGGTACTTCAACGAACGATGTGATGAATTAGCTCAGGCAGCAGCACGTCAGCCAAAAGATAAATTAGCCGTCGATGAAATATATGAAAAACAAACAGTGTATGGTAGATAACATACTCCTAATGACACATATGGATAGGAGATATGACGATGATAACTGTGACAACTTCACCCACTG